GCTGGGTCATAGGTGATGCTTGTTCTCACATCTGTTGCAGAAGAATAAAACAGCACCATCATGTACACGATCATATTCATTTACCTGAGTAAACGCATCACAGTCTGAACAGTTCTCAACACCTGCATAACCGCTAAAGCTGTACACATGGCGATCAATTGGTGATCTATAAATCTCTGGAAACTCAGCCATTGACTGTGCTGCATTTCAAACATTGCCATGTGACTGTGCCATTGACTGCATCTTGGGATAAATCCACCAGATTCTTAATCTGAACTGGCTCATTACATAACTGACATGGCACAAAGGCTGACATCAAATCCACCCATTCACCATTTATCTTGATTCCTATGTTTCCCATTATGCCCATGCTTTCTGAGGCACAAACTTGCCCTCACTACTTAGTGTGTACCAAACTGTGCCACACTTAGGCGAACCACCTTGGTTATTAACTACAGAGCAGAAATAACCGCCCCATGCCTTGCCATTCTTTTCACCTTCACGCCAGATGCGACTGCCATGCTCGCACGATGGTGCTTCTACTGCTTCACCTGTTCCTATGATTGCAGCTACATTCTCCATAGCTTTGTCAAGTGTGACAGGTGCATCGACTACGCCTCTGTACTCATTAACAGGTGTAGTCCAATAGTCTTGATTATCTGGCTTGACATCTTGGACTGCTGGCTTTACTACTTTTGTAGCAACGACCTTGGTCATTTCTTCTCTGCTTGGTCTCTTTCCTTTAGGCGCATAACCTGCATTTGCAAGTGCTCTGCCGATTGCCGAAGTCTCGCAATTCTCCAGTGCTGAAGTCTGATTAACACCGCGACTAGAAACTGTCTCCTCAGCGTATCCCGTTGCCCACGCAACGCCATCGTTAGCATCCTTAAATAGATACGCCTTAACAATGTATCGAGATGCCTCGACCACTTCAAGCTCTGTTGCAATGCGGAATGATGGATAATCCTTAATAAACTTTTCAAGTCTCACCTCAACTGGTTCGTAATCGGCTAAATTAAACATAAAGATCATTCTCTTCTGTGGCTAGTTGCCCTGCGAGTGCGCCATAGCTGCAGAGATCGACCCAGTTGTCGATGTGTTGTGCGGATTGATTAGTCCTTGCAAGTTTAACCAAGACCATAATTCCTGCGACTTGATAGTCATGGATCGGTGTCTGTAGGTATGCACTAAGGAGCATTGCGGTGTGTTGCAAGTTATCCGCAGGGTGACCATACGATAGCCCACGATCACGGATCGTGTCTGTTGCGGTAAGTAGGATTTCATTAGCTCGCATGATCTGCCAACGAACGGGCTAGGCTGCGACCTTTGTGCCAACCTTCGCGCCTACCATCTTTGTAGCCCTGCCAGTACCAAATGAAATTAGTGACAATGAATAAGCCAATGATTCCAATGATTGTAATCGAGTTCATTCTTTTACCTATCTGCATCCAGTGCCCTTGACTGGCTTACTAAATTAGAGTCTCATGCACATCCGACAAAGTCACGGACATTTGTGTAACGAAACGATAACGATTATCTAGGTCTGCCGTACGACTTTCCAGCCACAATGAATGTGCCGTCTTTCTCGATGTGAATGAGATCGACCTGCACCTTAGCCTTGTTCACATAGATGATGGCGAAAGCCTGTTGCCAGTTAGCCACGCCCTTTGTATAAGCAGCTTGCTTAAAGTCCATAAGATTGCCTACCTCGACACCATGCAGGACACGCCCTATACGGCCTCCAGAGGCCTCTGAGAAGGCTGAACGCCCTGCTCTGTGAGTATGACCTGAGATGACATTCTTACCATGCCTACGGGCTGCCTCAAGGGCTGATAGGCCTCCCTGTGGCTTCATAGGGGTATGGTCTCCATGCACTGCGATCCAGTTAGGTGCAATAGGCATAGGATTCTTATGGAAGGTTATGCCTAGCTCATCAAACTTCATAAACTTCTCAAAGCGTAGCTCTGGCAATGCCCCAAATGCAGGCACTTTAGCCATGATGATGTTATAGAGGCGATCCGTGTGATTGCTACGGATGCAGTCTGTAACGCCTAACTCCCAGAGAAGTTGCACAGCCTCATTGCGATCATCATCTAGGGTCTGGGCATAACTGCCCATGCGACCCTCTTCCCATTTGCTTATCTGAGGTAGGTCAATCTCATCACCAATGGTAACTACTTGATCTGGCTTAAACTTAGAGATGAAGCTAGCAAGGTTACGAGTAGCAACCCTGTCATGGTACGGAACCTGAAGATCCGAGACTACGACTATTCGCTTAATCGTCATCCTCATCTTCATAGTTGCCATACTTATCAGGCTCTACTTGGTCTGGAAGGATCCAATGAGGGTAAGCCTGTGGCTCTGTAATCATAAACATAGCAATGTCCTCTGCAAAACCTGCTCGCTTCAATGAGCAGAAATACTCATAAAGCCCAATGCAATAAGCATCAAGCTTTGAGTATCCTTGCTCCTCTAGTGCCTTAGTTGCTTTTCTTGCCATAGCAGAATGTTACCTGTCAAGCAAGATGTTATAGATCTCATCGACTCGCGTGTTGAGTCTTTTGATCTCAGACAACAGGTGGGTAATTACATAGCCAGACAAGCCACCGAGAGCTGCAATGGTGGCAAGGTAAAGGGTGAAGAAGTCTGACTGTGTCACTTCTTGATGCCCATAGCAGGATCATTAGGTGATAAATAACGCAGTACAGGTGGAAGGATTGAAGCAACACCTGCTGCAATAAGAGCCTTAGGATCTGTGACCCCAGCTGCTGCCATTGAGATAACTGCTACTAGAAATGCTCTAGCCCATGAGCCTGCTGCTGTCTTTAGTTCATTCATTATTCTCCACCTAACATAGGTACTTGAAAAAAAGCCCCATCATTGTCAGCTTCTTTCTTAAAGCTAACATGCATGTGCTTAGTGTGTTTGTTAGCCCCTGTGTACTTGCGCCACTTCCAGTTAAGGATGCTGGAGCAGATTCGTCCATCGTAAATGATGTAATTAATACGCTTGTCTGCTTTTGACTTGGACAAGGTACGAAGCTGATCAGCAAGATCTCCCATGATGTCTGGCTTTCCGCCCTTAAATAAGTCTTTGTCCACATCAATGGCGCGTACCCAGCCCTGCTCATCAGGATTATGATCTGACTTGCGAGCAGCGTGTCTGGTATCACCGATCCAACCATCCGATGTGCGGTCACGATCTGGGAACGAGTCATCGATCTGCTCTCGTAACTGAATCGCTGCGTGACTTAACTTAGGTTTCATCCCAATAAGAGTGCGGCTTCTGCTTCTGAGATACCGAGCTTCTCCAGTAGTGCAGCCTTAGCCTCAGCCTTAGTTGCTGCTTCTGCTTCTGCTGTTACGCGGTCTGCTTCTGCCTGTGCCGCTGCTGCTTCATTGGCTGCGATTTCATCGGCCGTTAAAGGGCGTTCGATGACCTCACCTGTTTCGCAGTTGATTTCGATTGCTGTTGTCATGTTGCTCCTTATGAGTTCTTGATGCCGTATAGATAGAAAGATGAACCTGAAACAAAGTTACTACTCTGTGCGCTGATAAGCATTGAAGTAATGGCTGCTGAGTTGCGCCATAGTGTAGCGACAGCTGTGATGTTGGCAGCTGTTGTATTGTTTTCTTGCACTTGGAAACTGCCCATAGGCTTGTTCTGTGAAGCAGTATAAGATGGGATGTATAACTCCCAACTGCTGAAAGTGTTTGATGTTGCAGTTGATCCATCGGCTGCTGCAAAGAAAGTCATTTCATTTGCGCTTGAACTTGCTGACGATGATGCAGAACTTCCATCACCTCTTAAGCGTGTAAGGCTGTAATTTGTTGCACTGTCAGAGTTATAGCGAATAGTCACATTTTCTAATGTAGATGCTACATCTGATCTTAATGAGCAGCGCAACACCAAATCCGTGAAAGTAGCAGGGATTGAAGAGAAGGTAACAGATGCAGCAGAACTGCTAAGGACATTGGATGAGATGAGTGTGTAGGTACTAGGCATTTTTTATCCCATACAGAGTGAAGGTTGAACCACTGGCAAAAGCACGACCTGACACGCCACCGAAAGCATCAACATCAAAAGATACAGAGGTGATTGCAGAGGTTGAACGCCATAAACTGACATTTCTTACCACTGTTCCTGAGCCGTTACGATCAGTAGATGAAGTTGCTAGGGCTGTTTTGTTTGTTGAACCTGCATAATTTAAGACATCGAGTGTAACCAAGTTAAGAGGTGAATCGCTTTTACCAATGATCGAATAACCTGATCCGATTACATTATAAGTCGCTCCTGTGTTACTTGAAGAAGTAGCAGATGCGCCATCGCCAATGATTTCAGTTGATGAATACAAAGTAGAACTAGAACTGTTGTAGCGGTAGGTGAAGTTAGAGTAACCGCCACCGCCTGTGCCTTGATTGGCGCGACAGGAAATCACAAAGCGTAAATCAGTAAAAGTGGCAGGAATGGATGTGAAAGTAATTGGATTACTGCTGCCATCTGCTGTAAAGGTAGCGATTGGCTCGTATGTTGCTGGCATTTACGCTCCCTTGATTCCGTATAGTGAAATAACAGTAGATGTAGCAAAATTATCACCAAGATTTATTATACTGAGAGATGTAACGGCAGCGGTGTTTAACCATAGACCAGAAGTTAATCTTATTTCTCCTGAACCATTAGTATCCCAGCCAGTTAATGCTCTTACAGTTTTATTCTTTGTGCTGCTGGCGTAATCGTGCACATCTATAATGGAAACACCACCAATAGATGTTGTGCCAACAGATTGCCCAATGTAGGAAACTCTGTTTGTAGATGTTAATGCAGCAGCAGAAGTAGTCGAGCCATCACCAAGCAACCAATGCGTAGCATAATTGGAGCCACTATCAGAATTGAATCTGATTCCGTTTTGATTGTTTGAACTGTCCTTTGAGAACATTCTTATCTGTAGTGAAGCGTAGGTGCTAGGGATGCTAGAAAAGGTTATTGTTCCAGATGACCCTGTGCCTGTGGCAGTAGCAATGGACTCATAAGCTCCACCGCCTCCACCTGCTCCAGCATCTAAGATTGCTGTGATTGTATTAAGCAACTGCGCCCACCACATACCAAGTATCTGTGCCAGTCTTAATGCAAGCGGCAGACTTATACTGTGCAAGGGTTGGAGCAGCAGCTACTGCGCCACCTGAAAGGACTGTAGTAGTGCCAGATGTTACAGCTGAGATTGTGCAGACACCTGCACCAATGTTAAGGACTGTAAGCACAGTGCCGATAGGGAAAGCCACAGAAGCGTTAGTAGGGATCTTAAAGGCAATCGCTGTTGCCTTGTTCATGATCTCAAGGACTTGGTACTGGTCAGCACTAACGGCTGTGTAGTCTGCTGTGTTAGCTGTGCCGATGGTGAAGGATGTGAGTCCGTTCATCTGGCTTGCTGCTAAAACTTGACCTGTGCTGAATGGGAAACCTGTTGCCATGATGCTCCTTAGTAACTGAAAACGCTAGTGTCTAGAATACCGTATAAAGACGAGTCAAGGATGAAACCATCGATGATCGGCTCTGCTGTGCCGTAGCGCACTTTCCACGAGTTAGGTGTGATTGAGTGGGCAACATTAAAGACCTGCACTGTCTTAGATAGCGTAGTGCTATTAGGCTGTGTCGTAGTGATACTGACTGGAGTAAAGAAGTCCATTGTCAAAGCTGCAACAGTGCCAGCCGTGTAGTTATCCTGCTGAAGATCTAGAGTCAGCTCGTCCACGCGGGTCGATGTCTCTTTACGAGAAGCGATGAAAGCATTGGCATAATCCAGAGCCTCTGCATCGGTCTCCATGAGTAGCCCCGATTGGTTATAACTGTGGGTGAAATACTTAGCAATAGAGGCAGCATCGCTTGCCGTCTGGACTGTACCGCCTGTGCGAGTGACAGTTGCTAGGTTATAGATCTGAGTATCGTCAAAGACCCACTTGACATCGAAATAGCCAATGCCTGTGCCGTCATCATTAAAGACAATAGGTGTGCCAGCGATTGTACCGACTGTGACATTGCGATCTTGGAAGGCGCACCGACCCTGTGCATCCATGTAGATAGCACCATACTCAGTAGTAGCAACAGTCTGCAAAGCTCCTAGTGCTGTGCGCTGTGTGGCTGGATCTGCCTGTACAGTCGTAAGGCCTGTGTCTATATCG